GCCACCGACAGCCACCAGGACAAACGTGAGGCTGGCGTCCGCCAGGGAAAACACCCCGGTCAACGCCGCCGCCAGGGCGAACTTGAAGGTCACCAGGCCCGAGGCATCATTCATCAAGGCCTCGCCCTGGAGCATGTGCATCAGCGGCGTGGGCAAGCGGTTCTGGGAAATGGCCGACACCGCCACGGCATCCGTCGGCGATAACACGGCCGCCAGGGCGAAGGCCACCGGCAACGGGATCGTCGGCAAAATCCAATGAATGAAGTAACCGGCGCCCACTACGGTAAACAGCACCAGACCCACGGCCAGTGTCAGGATCGGCCCGCGCAGGCGCCACAACTCTCGCTTGGGCATACGCCAGCCATCGGAGAACAACAACGGCGGCAGGAACAGAAACAGGAACAACTCCGGGTCCAGCGCCATATGCAGCCCCAGCGTCGGCCAGGCCAGCAAGGCACCGGCGGCAATCTGTACCAAGGGCAACGGCAGAGGAATGACACGCCCGACCAGACGCGAAACGCTGACCAGCATCAGCAGGATAAGAACGGTGTAGGCGGTTTGCATAACGCGGGTTTCCCGGACAATCGACTTGCAACGACACACATCAGGCAACAACTCGCCGTTGAAGTGCCATATTAACGACCTATGCTGCCGGCTGGCATTTGCACATAAGTCGCACGCCAGCATGACGAGGGGCACCAGAGACCGCTGGTCGTGGCATAATCCGTGACCTTTCGTTTCCACTTGGTCCAAAGGGGGGCAATTCCTTGACCGCTTCAAGCAAAACGTTGCACCTTTTCGGCATCAAAGCCTGGGATGCCGTATAAAAACAGATCGAGGCCTTTTAAATCAAGGCCTTGAGTAAGAAACCAGCACCAAAAATCACCTACTTTTTCGACTCTTCTGAACCCAATAAACATTGGTCCAAACGGTTGCGTTTTGGGGAAGAAACTCCGAAGCGAAATCCATCCCGCGGCGTCCTGCGCGACCGATTACGATCTCCTATAGTCGTAGTGAAATATCCGAAAGTCGCTGGTAATCTCCCAGCCACGTTCGTCAGCCATTAAGGGATGGAGGCGAAAATAGAAGCCCTGGAGTCGCGCACTCCGGGGCTTTGCTTTTCAGCGATTCATCCGTGCAATTGGCTTTCATCAAATCATTTGCTACCGTGCGCTCACGCTCACCGACATTGAGGGATGGTGGTGGGAATAGAAGCTCCGAAGGTGTGGCGAATCCGGGGCTTTGCTTTTCTACTTGGCCGCTACGTAAATGATAAGCGCGATGGCAACCATCCAGGCGACGACCAGCAGCACTCCCAGCCCTACAAAATCCTGACCCATAGCCTTTCCTTGTGCGCGATTCAATCCATTCGGTCTAGCTTAACGCAACACAGCCCTGACGTACGCCTGGCACGCCCGCAGCGCGATCACGGCATTATCCCCGTCGTCGGTGATGGCGATAATTCTTTGAGCATGCGCTGGGTCAAGTTGGGCTCGACGGGCTGCATGAACCACGCCGACGGCGCTGGGGGTGGCAGGCACGCTGCAGCCACTGGCTGAATCCGTTGCGTCGAGAAGGACTGACAGCCGCACATTAGCAGTGGCAAGGCGATCACGCAAAAGAGCCTGGTTGCGCTGGGCATCGGATAACTCCTTGGTGTGTTGTTGGTCTTGGATAGTGAGCTTCTGCTCGGTGGCCAAGCGCTTATCCTGCTCGGTCGTCTGCTGACGCCATGCTTCATTGGTAATTGCATCCAAAGCCTTTTGGTGTGCCGCGCCCTGTTCGGCTAGCTTCTCGCCCATCCGCCAGTCCTGTACCTGCCAGGTGCCTCCGGCACTTATCACCATCGCCAGCAGGATCGCGGCGAGGATCTGCCCGGACGTCATGCCAGCACCTTCTGTGCCTTGTCGTACAGTGACTGGCGGTCGTCCTGACCATTCGGCACCCTTCCTCTCTGCCCGGTGTTGATGATGCTGCCGATATCCTGGAAGGCACCGGCATCCGCCAAGGCATTCAAGCCACGGGCATCCCAGTAATGAGCAGCAGACATCGCCGCCCACTCTGCCTGCTCCAGCAGCTCAGGCTGATTCAGCAGGTCCAGCTGCAAAGCGGTGCCGGCCGCAATGTAGTTCGACTTCCCCGTCACCTGAATCAGGCCGCGCCCTCGGTACTTCCATCCGTCACCGGTGGCCGGCGAGCCGTTGCCCATGCGGGAGGCGTAGACGTTGTTGGCGATCTGCTCGGGCTTTCCGGCCAGGGTCAGCGCTAGGGCGTTGGGTTTATTGCGCAGCCGGCCCTTCACATCAACTTTCAGGTAGCCGCCCTTCCCGTCTGGCTCGGCGTATCGCCCTGGCCAACTGTTGGCCAATCCATCGGCGCTGTAGTTCAGGTTCTCTACCAGGCTTTTCAACTGGCCTGATTCGTGTCCGATCTGGGCAATGAACGCAGCCTGCCGCGTCGATGTGTCGATATTGAACCGAAGCATTGCCCGGTTTAGCGCAGGCAAAAAAATACCGACTCTAGGGCCGGCGCTTGGGAGGATCTGCAGCAACTGCGGCTCGGTGATCGGCATACTTTTCTCCAGGCGAAAAAAAGCCGGAGTCTTCTCCGGCGTTTATGTTTGCTTCAGGCGACCTATGGTGCGGGCGCCTGAAGCTTCGCAGTTACAAAACTCGCATACAGGTCGTGACCTGCAGTATCAGGGTGAATCCCGTCCGGCATCCGCTCCTGAGGCATGATCGTTGTGCCATTCACCAAGATGACCGATGGACGGCTGGCGCACGCCGAGGCTATGGCAGTTCGATAAGCAACGATTCCAGGCTCAGCCCTCAACAACGGAGTTTGCGCGTAAATCTTGACCAGGGGCATCAGCTCCCGGATTGCATCGAGCAAGTTGCCATATGCCGCGCCGAAGTCAGCAGCACTCCAGCGAGAGAGCCCAAAGTCATTGGTGCCGATGGCGAGCCAAATCTTAGTGGGCGCAGTTCTGGCGATCTGGTCGGCGAAGTCTCGCGCCGCCGCAAGAGTGGCGCAGTCATCGTTGAGCGTCTGCGAACCGATAGCCTTCGAAACAACCCGAATTCCCAGCGCCTTCCTGACCTTGGGGATCCAGGCGTTTTGCTGGGTATCCATGGCCCAGGCACCAGTCGCGATACTGTCGCCGTAGACGAACAGGCATTCATCGGATGGCGCGGTGCGCAGCGGAGCATCAGCAGCGAAAGACTTTATCCATGTCCCGCGCCACCCCTCACCTGGCGTTCCGTTCGCCCGGGCTTGAGGGCCATTCACTATCCTCACCACCTTTGTACCAACAGGCAGCGCGACGGTAGATTTCTGCGTGCCATCAGCACCATGGCTGATTTTCTGGAGAAGCTGCCCATTGACCACCACACCAATATCAGCCAATGCAGGGAAAAGGCTCGCCATTGTTGTGTAGGACTCGACCTCAATAGCCGTGGCTTCAGTGCTGAATTCCGCGTATGAAAAGGCGTCTGCCTCAATGTACGCAGGGCGGTCTGCACGTGTCAGGCTGCCATGGATATCGAAATGGCGCCTGGACTTGTTCATCGTGGGCGGCAGCAGCTGCATTAACCACGCCTCAGATGCTGACATCTCCTGAGGAGTAAGCGCGCGCGCGATCCCAATCACACCGAACAAATCGCACCTGGCAAAGTATGAGCTTGCCGTGCGTCCGCCAAGGTACAGGCCGGATACCGTGAACAGCGATGTAGATGGCGTCCCTACCGAGCCTGCATCATTCTCGGCAACATCAACACCATTCAGGCGAAGGTCCTGTCGCCCGGTAAGCGTTGATTCTGATGGCCTGAACGTGACGGCAACCACTGCTGGCTGGCCCTCGGTAGAGACCGGACAGTTGAGGAACGAGTAGGCGCTGTAAAGTGTGCCGATACCACTTCCGAGTGCGGGATGACCATTGTTGAAATAGAAGCCGAATCCACCAGTGCCGGTGTAAGGGCTGCTACCAAACTCCAGTGGAACACCAAGTGCAGCACCGTAATATCGAATGGCGAGCAGCAGGGTGAAAGATGTGGTGCCCGTAAGATCGACACCAGCCCGCACCAAAGCATCATCGACGCCGTCAAAAGATATGCCGCGCTTGCTACCGAAATCTGAGATTTTCGGCTGCTTCGATGCCGACCCCTGCGCTATATCGTTTCCATTTCCAGATAGGTCAGGCACCGAGGTGACGAGCGCACCAGAACTCCCTGTGACTTTAGAGAAGTCGTACAGGAACCCTTTTTCACCGCCGGAGAAGAGGCTCTGCATCATGCAGCACGCCGCGCGAAATCTATCTCAGTAAGCTCGTAACAGTCGTGGCTCTTCATAACTCATCCCTCTATATTTCAGATTCATCTGTCGACAGCGAACAACCCTAAGGCGCTGTCGGCCAGGTGATTATGTCAGGAAAGCCGTCACGAGATGGCAGGCGACTGATTTCAACGCGGTATTGCTTCCATGACTTCAGGTCAGTGATGTCCTTATCGCTAGCGTCACCAAGATCAACAGCATCTTGCAACGGAGCTATGCGAAGAGCCGCCGAAGTCAAAATTGAATCTATCTCACCGGTAACGCGAGCCATCAATTGATCAGCTGTCTCAGGCACAGGTAAAGGATCTGGCGGGGGGCCATCCTTCGTCGCCAAGTAAGTCTCAAATTTTTCAATTTCTTTCTTGTCGGAGACGGCTCTCCACCCGTAACCATCTTTACGAACTGCCCAACTCATAAGTTATCCTCCCAGCCAGCGCAGAAAATGTTCCCACCCGCAGAAACCACGTAGATGTTGGTACTCTCCAACTGCATACCGTAGACAATCGACATATATGCAGCCGAAGAACCAGGAGATCCTAGAAGGGGTGTGGGGTTTGTTGTGCTCGAGAATGCACCGTAGCTATTATTCGGCGCCACCATCTGCTGGAAACCTTGTGTGGTATTCAGGACTGGGTAAATCGTTGACGCCGTTGGCGGTACAAATCCGCTAACGCTTACTGCTACCCATGTCGGCGTTGTCAGGTTGCCTTGCGCACCAGAAACCATAATTGGCATCGCGACAACGTTTGATCCGGCCGCAACCTTGTAGGTCGCGCGCCGACCAGTCTGTACAAAGCCCAATATGTTCTTGCTGGCAGTGGCATCTGTTTTAACCCAGCTCACTCTAGCCCTGTGGGTAAACCCTTCTGGCATCGTTGGATTTGTCGCGCTCAATGACAGAAGCCCGGCCGTTGTGATTCCGTTCCAAATCACCCATACGCTGTACCAGGTAGAAACTGCGCCGCCAACAGAACCTGTATCCAGACCATTGGCACCAATTGGATTGGCTAGGCTTGGGGAAATACTCATCGCCCTCAAAACCTGATAAGAGTTGAAAGAGTTCTCCACTACAATTTCATCTGCTGCGAACGTAGCTACTGCATTAAGCCCTGTAGCTGAACCGGTCAAATTCCTTGCAGCGCCGATAACTCCGACAGTGTTTTGCGTGCCGATGGCATACCAGCTTGCCCCGCCATTTGACACAAGCGTAAACGACATGCCCGACGGAATCTGAAATGTAGCGCTGCTTCCAGGTGCTAAAATTTCATCTGATCCGGCGCAGACCAGCGTAATTGTGCCTGGAAAGTAATTCCAGAAAGTAAACGTCGCTTTCGCTGGCATAGAGCTTGCGAGTGGAAGCTGCACATTGAATGCGCTATTGCTCAGACCAATTAATACGGTGCCTGCGTGCGCGTCGGCCGTAAGTGTGGTGGCGCCACTGAGATAAATCATATCTCGATATTGAAAGCCAATACCCTGGGCGAATGCAGTAGTCGCAAGGTTCGGCGAGCTATCGAATTGTGGCTGTGTAACGCCAGTCGAGTTGGGGAGCTGGTCAAGTAGAACAAAGTCGGTGCCGTCATAAAAAACATCAGCAGTCTGACCAGAGAATATCGCAGCAGGGATCTTGCCGCCTGTCGAGTTGTATTGCTTGATGTTCTTTGCGCCCAGTCCGGACACGTTAATCGTTGGAGTTGCACCGCCAGCGGCGTTGAACGTCACCTGGAATCGCTGCTGGCTGGCGTAAGCCAAAAGCGCTGGAACGGGTGTTAGGGTGAATGCAGGAGAAGTACCACCAGCAGTGTAAGCAACAAGCGTCTGGTTTTGAACCTGTCCTGCATTGACGGCATGAAGCGTCTTTGTGGCTGGGGCAACCTGAAGACCGCCACCGCTGCTTTCCACCAGAACCCACGAGCCTCCACCGATAGAGCTATTCCACTGAACCCAAACATCACCGGCCGCAACGATCTCGCCACCCTGGAGCGCGACATGGTTTCCGCCTACCACCGGGGCGGCGGCTATACCGTTGGGGCTGAACGTGGTAGGGCCAGTATTCGTGAAGGCAGCCTTGAAACGCAGAACCAGAGTGTCCGAAATCGTCACGGCAGGCGAGAAAGTCGCGGCGCATGCGTTTACGGTGCCGACGTCCAGCGCAAATGTGGTGTTACCACTCTGAATCGACTGGATGATGCCGGACGGGAGCAATGGCGCACCGACGTACTGTGAAATATTGCCGGAGTTGATGACAGTCTGGCCGAAAGCCACAGAAACGACATACAGGCCGACATAGCCAGAATCTGGAGCGGGAGTTACCTGGCTCCCAGTTGCAGCAGACGCGCCGGCTTTCACCTGTACGATTGCAACACCCTTGCGCGCGGTGTTTTGAGTCAGGCCGTTGTTGCCCATGCCGCTGTACGGCATAGCCGGGTTTGCACTGTTGTAGTAAGGCAGCAATACCGGGGTGGAATCTTGGTCCTGATAGGTAGCCTGGACCAAGTAGTTGATCGACTGGCCCGTAGTAGTCGGCGCTGGGCAGCTCACCGTAACACCATCCATCAAGATCCCTTGTTTCAGGATCGAATGGGTCGTATCGGCAGGCAGGGTGGAAAATGCCAGCGAGTCGATGTTGGTCAGCGCATAGATCTCGCCCGGAGCAACGACCACTTGAAGAGACGCAGGACCTGTTGGGGTGACTGCAAAGCCATTGGCGATAGTGCTGGTACCGAGCATAGCCGCAGCAAGCTTGGCGCTACCAATCATGGCGTCTTTTGCCATCTGCAGCAGTGTGGTTTCAGGCAGGATCTGGCCTGGATATACAATCTGTCTGTCCATGGGTGCCCCAATAAAAAGGCCCGCACATGGCGGGCCTGGATTCGAATGAAGGGTTTTCAGTTTGTGATGCGGTACCAGACCGTGGTGCCGTAGACCTTGGTCGCCTCAATGGCGGCAACGATGTCGGCGTCTGACACTTCGGGAAATAACTGTGAGGCAGGCAGCAGGCCGCTTGTGGTGGATAAGCCAAACCAGTTCGTGGCAACGCCTGGCCAGTTGGCCGCCCCGTTGCCCACTGGTCGGTAGGCGGTGACGAACGCCTGATATGGGCAGCTCGTCGAGCCTATTGGGCCGGATACTCCAAGGCCTAGAGTCAGGCCAAGACATCCGCAGTCATCCGGCTTAGCTGGCTCAACGATCACCGGCCAGCGGCCAGTTAAATCGAACAGCACCTGGGCCATTCCGTGCCGCGTAGCCCGCCCCCTGAAAATATTGATCAGAATTCGGTTGCGGTAGCTTGAGTCGAGTTGACCGGCAAACCGAAGCAAGCCGTTTCCGAAGAAGTCGAGCCCGATCATGTCAAGCCAACCGTCAGAGGCGGTTTTTATCCGCGTCTGAGCCTGAGCATATAAATAGAGGCTGAACCCCCATGAAAGCGCCTGGGCATAGCCCCACAAAAGCGCGTCGAGGATTGGGTTGTTGTCTCCAAACCACCCGAACGGCAGCAGGCTTTTCAGCCTGGAGAACATGTCGCTTTGGTCGCCAACGCTCATTTAAGCCACCGTCACTGTGCCCGGTCGGATGACCTGCTTTGGAGTTGCGCCGAGGTCGGCCGTACTGCCGTTCAGGAGTACCGCAGAAACGTTGGTGATGGCGGGCGTAACCCCATAAGCAATCGCTGCCAGCTGCGTATAAGGAAGAATCTGCCCGAGTGTCAGGCTCGATATGTAGGCCTGAAAGGCTGTGACGACCTGTGCCACAACAACGCTGTGCACCACAGTAGAGTCGGTCGTGATCGTCATCCCGACGTTTGCGGTTACCAGATTTGGTCCAAATACACCATATCGGATGGTGAATCCGCGCACCGACTCAATAGCTGCCGCGGCCGATACAAGAAATGACCCGGGTGGCGAACCGCTGCCGTCATCGACCACCGCATAGAAATATCCGTACAGGGTATTCCCGCTGTAGTCCTGGTTCTCAGTCAGCGTGTAGCTGACGCCCTGTTGCATATTCGACAGTGCGTAGCCAATCGAAGCCTTCACCGCCTTCGACAGGGACTGCACCCATAGAACGAACCTGGCGCGAAAGGCTGAGTCGCTTTCTGGATCAACCCCGCCGGCAAATACAGCCAAGTTCGTTACCGTGTCGATGCCGCTGATTGTTCCAACGATCACCGTTACGGTGCCAATGAGTGCGTTACCAGCCGCTCCGGCGGTGCTAGCCACCACCGGGACCGTTACCGATGCAGTACCGGCCGGAATGAGGTATCCACCCAGCCCAGCGTTGTACATTCCGTTGGTGGTATCGATAGCGACCGTATACTGCTGCGACCCGTCGGCTGATCCGACTATTGCACCAATTGGTACAAGAGCCGACACCGCCGGCGTGAATCTGGAATAGGTGACGCTCCCTACTGCGAAGCTAGCTGACAACCTGTAGAAGCCGAAGTCAGCCATCCAGCTATCAAGGTCTGCGCCGGATGAGGTTGCCGCCCTGGTAGTGGCTAGGAGCGTTACGATCAGTTGCTGTAGCCACTGCAAGATGCTCGCGTTGCTTTCTGTTATGGCCCTCAATAGCGAGCCGATCGTGAAGTCCACGAGACCAGCTGCGCGCCCCTGGATTGCTGTCACCTGGTCGCGAACGAGCGTGGTGAAGTCTTTTACATTGAGCGATGCCATATCAGCGATTTACCTCAAACGAGAGCGTCACCGGCTCGCCAAGTGGCGCATCGGTGTAGCTGATAGTCACGGAAAGGGTCTCGTTATCAGTCGAGACCGATATAACTGGCGCGGGCTTCTTGGTCACGCAGTCCTCTAGCAGGATCTGGCCGCGTATCAGGGCGATGATCTCGGGGATGTTGGTTAGCGCGCCCACATATCGGCCCAGGCCGGCACCGTATTCCGTGTGGAACAGGTAGTCGCCTGGGTTGGTGATCAATCGCCGGAGAATGCGTTGCTTGCCGCGCTCTAAGCTCTCCACAGGGGAAAGACTTCCAGTCGGTGATAATGAAAGGTCGCCGCCGGCGTAGTGATTCAGGTCTTTCATACGACTGGCACCGAAGAAGTCCCGCCACCCGGGGTGACGCCGCTTGTGCGGTGAGTTTTAAGGGAAATCGTGTCGGCCTTGACGTCGCCGCCAGTCACTACGATGCCGGTTGAGTCGGTCACGGTGAGCGTATGGTCCATCGTGACCGGGCCGCCGGTGAAGTTGTGCTGTGGCGAGTCATAGTTGATGACGGCGTCTGAGTGGACGCCTAAGGCGCCTACGGTGTGCAGCGTGACGGTGCCGTCGGCATTGAACTTGAGCAGCGACCCAGACTGGTGAACCATCCAGATTTCACCGGACGGTACCGGCATGGGCAGATTCAGTGAGTTGGTGTGCCTGGCCGTGACCTTGCCCAGGTTCGGGTCTGACGAATCAAACGAAACCGTAACCTCGTCACCAATCTGCGGACCAACCTGCACGCCCCAGCCGTTGCCGACTCCAGGGCAATCCAGCTTGATCCAGTTCGTTTCCCGGCCTTCCGGCTGAATCGCAACCTTAACCACGCCGTTCACCGGGTCATAACCAGTGATCGTCCCAGTCCGTGGACCGGTTCCATCGTCTCCAAGGCGCTGCCTGGCCGCATTCATGAAGTCTTCGATCATGGCTGCACCAGTGAGTTGGGGTTATGGTTCTTCGCAGTCAGGCTCATCGTGTAGCCAGACTCAAAACTCATTGAGCGGCGCACAGCATCGACGTAATACAGCTGATCAAACCCTGAGTCGGTACCTTCTTGACGAACGATGGTGTTCGGCATCAGCAAGTTGTCGCCCGGCATCGAGCAGGACATGCGCATCTCGTGGTCGGTGATCTGTTTGTGAGTCTTCTGTGCGAGCAGCATTGCCTGGGCCTTGTCTAGGCCGTTGCGCTTGATCTCGTAGATCTGGCGCTTCGACGTAGACTGCCCCGGCGAGATGCCCTTGGCCGAATTGTTCGGGTAGGTGGCGGTGACAGTTTTTCCGTCCTTGAAGGAAATAACCTGCACCGTGACGCCAAGCGCCAGGGTCAAATCACGCTCAAAGGTAATGTCGTCGGTCGTGTTCGACTGCGGGTAGTGGTAGGCATTTGCCTCAATCCACCGGATCACATACTGATCGGAGGTTTGTGGATCTAGTGCCGGCTCATAGTGCAGTTCGTTACCGCTAACGTAGACCTGGAACCCATCGAGACCGGCGAAGTACGCCAGCAAATCCCACTCTGTGCGCTCGTCAGTGACATGCGCGTGGTCCCATTTGGTGATGCCGCCAACCTGGGTGGTCGTGGCCGTAACGACAGGCGTTAGACCGCGGCGAGCAGCCAACAACATGGCCACCTGGCTGGTGGTCATGTTGGCAAATTTCTCGTTGGTCTTGTGGTCGATGAAGCGACTGGTGTAATCGCGCCCGCTGATAGTGACCTCAAACTTCGCCGGGCGGATCGACAGGTGATCGACGGCACCGACGATAAGCTCTTTCCAATCCTGGGCGCCTTGATTGATCAATCCAGCCCAGATGGCCACATCGATCGACGTCTGCGACCCCCACCACCGAACATTGTCGTATGGCGGCGGCAGGTCGCTCAGTACCAGTACTACCGAGAACGTGTCGGCCGAATAGAATGCGTTGCTGTCAACGTCAAACGAGTAGAAAGGCACATGAACGCCGTTCAGCAGTAGGCGCCCGACCACCTGCCGAACAAGCTGCTCAGTCTCTCTGGTATTCAGGTCCACTTATTCACCTACTGGGATTTTGATGGTCTGGATGCCGTCGAGGCGCGGATCAGTGATGCTGTTTGCGGCGGCGATCTCGGTCCATCGGGATTGGTCGCCATAGGCGTCTGCCGAGACCTTCTGCAGGCTGGTGTTGCTGGTGGTGATGCTCGACGTGCCATTGGCCAGCGGGCCAGCCAATACGTTCTTCTGCATTCGGTCCAGCACGCTCTGCATCTGATAGAGCGGAGCCAGCTGGGTCAGCGCCGCACCTTGGCGCAGGACGTTATTGGCGGCGCGCGCCACAGGGTTGCCTGGAACCAGGCCGCCCAGGGTTGTGATGTCGTTCACCGAGGCTCCTACCTGGGCGATCACCGACTGGACTACAGCCTGCGCGGCAACCAGCGGGCGAATTACCGTCTGTATCGTGTCGATAGTGGCGTTCGCGAAGCCCTGGACCTGCGATACGGCACTTTTTACCGAGTCGATCGCGGTACTGACTGCGCTGGAATTGATGATGCTGGCCAGGCCAAGCGATTCACCCAAATCGCTGTTGATCAGCGAGTCAAGCGTGCCGGCCAAAGCGTTTTCGGTTACCGGCGTGTCAAGGCTCGACACAATAAGCAGGTCGATGCTGTAGAAGCGGCGGTAGACATGCTCGAAGCGCTGGTTGAACGACTGAATCAACACGCTGAAATAATAGCCGTCGATACTAAAGGCCAGCGGTGCGCCAACGTCGCGCAAGGTTTCAAGCGCGGTTACCCGCTCACCCGCCGTCGCACCGGTCATCCAGCCGGACCACGACAGGTTGTCGTAGTCGACGCCAAGAACGTCAACGATGCGCTTGCCGCCCACCAGCTTGTGCACAACCATCTGCTGCTTGGCGCCAATCGTTACCGACTCCGGAACCTCTAGGCCGGTGAACTCCACGTCGCCCACTATCAGGCGCGTGGCGAACGGGTCCCCGCCTGGGGCGAAGTTGTCCAGGAAGGAAGTGAAGCTCATCAATTATCCCCTTGGTAAGGCTGTGCTTGGGGTGCCAGGCATCAACATGCTGCGGCTTGGATCGAAGCCTTGGGTGCCGGTGCGTGGACGCATCGCTTCCTTAGCCGCCCGCTGAATGACTACGTCGGTCAGCTTCTTGCCATCCAGATACAGGTTGATGTTTTGCTCTCCACCTCCGGACTGCTTGCTCGGTACCGGTGCGACCATTGGCGACCATGCTTCCTTGGGCTTGCCGCCATTGCGGAAGTCGTCGGCGAAGGTGATCTTAGATATCTGCATCGACGCCGGCAGGATGGCGTTGGCCCCGGCGATCAGTGTGTTGAAGATCGTCTGCCAGCCAGTCATGAACACCAGCGCGAAGGACTTGAACGCCCCTCCGATGTCGCCATGGAAAAGCTGGACGAAGCCAGTTTTCATGTCGCTCCACATCAGCTTTAGCGCGCCGCTGATCTCTGCCCAATTGTTCCAAAGCAGGAATGCCGCAGCGGCGATAGCGGTGATTACCAGGCCGATAGGGTTCATGAGCAGCGCGCGGCCCAGGAACATCACGGCCTTGCCTGCGTTCATGATGAACATCACCAAGTAGGTGCCAATCCTGGCGATGAACGGGATCAGCGGTGCCAAAGCACGACCGCCCAGGAACATCATCGCTTGGCCAAGCAGAAAGAACCCGCGGCCGGCAGCAATGACCATGTTGATCAGGCCACCTGTGATCAGGAAGGCCGCCAAACCCATGAAGGCGTAAGTCAGAGCTTTGACCTTGCTCGGGTTGGCATCGATCCAGACAGTCATTTTCTTGATAGCGTCGTTCAGCCCGTCCACGGCCTTGATGGCAAGGGGCAGGATGACTTCGCCGAGTTTGAGTAGCAGGTCGCTCCATTTCTTCTGGAGTTCGATCTCCTTGCCCGCCAGGGTGTTCTTGGCGTTCTTCTCAAGCTCATCGATGCCGGCGGCGCCGCTGTTCAGCTTGAAGTTCTTGGCGATCTGATCCTGCTGCAGGTACATCGTGGAGTAGAGCTGCGATGCGGTCCGATTCGTGAAAATCGCCCCTATTTCGTTAAGAATCGCCTGCTTATCGGTGATGCCTTTACTGGCGAATGCCGGCAGCATGACTGTCTGCATCCACTTCATCGGGTCGGCAACCATCAGGTCGCCACCTTTCACCGCGCCGGCCTTGATCTGCTTGATGTTGCCAATCTTGTCGTAATCGACCTTGGTGGCGTCGAGCATACCGATGCGCATAAGCTCGTTGGCGGCGCGCTGGGTGGTGCGGCCTTGCACAAGGTTCTGGTAGGCCGACATCAGGCCAGTACCCACGCGAGAGCCGCCCATTTCTTGAATCAGTGGCTCCATCGCGTAGTAGAAGTTTTCATCCTTGACGCCTTTGGCTGCAACGCCGCCGGTTTTGATGAAGTTCAGGTATTCGTTGGCCCCTACTCGGCCGCCGGTCGCGGTCAAAACCCGCTGGACCATGTTGGCCTGTTTGTTGAATTCTGCCTCGCTGGCCAGGCCGCCGCGCATTTCGATGACCTTCAGCATGTCCATGAAGGCTTTATCCTTCATGGCGCCGCCTTCATCACCGTACATCGCAGCGTTGGCGAATTTCATCTTGGCCAGGAGCGGTGTAACCATCTTGGCTTCGTGGAAGTCACCAAAAACGGTTTGAGCATCACGCAGCAGGCCGAGGTTTTCGCGAATGCTGGTGCCGTAGGTGTCCATGCCGCTAGCGAACTTCACCGCGTCGGCGGTTACTTTGTCACCCAGACCGAGCGAGCGGAAGCGCTCTGTCTCGCTCTGGAATTTCTTCGCTTCGTCCAGCGGCCCCTTTAGCATCGAGGCTAGGCCAAGGCCGCCAGCGAACATTGCGGCGCCGATCGCGCCTTGCTTGCCGATAGAGGACAGTTTGGCATTCAGCTTGTCGACGTCTTGCCCGGTGCTAGCCAAGCTTTTGCTGATCATGGCCATGCCAGCACTGACGTGGTTGATCAGTGACAGCTTGACAGCGACGGAATACGCCTCAAATGCCATAATGAGCTTCCCTTTTGTGGTGTTGGATCACATGGCAAAGAATCAGCGCACGTATCAGTGGGTTAATGGCCGAATTCATGATGTCGACGTTATGCCAGATAACCGGCAGAACCGGCCGCGCCTGGGAATACAGACTGGCCTGCTCGTTTTCACACTCAGCAGCATTACGTTAGTGCTTGCTGGCGGCGCTCTGGCGTTTATGGTGGTGGTTCTCTACTCAGTCCTTTTCGGGTGACATGATGAGAAAAACAGCAGCGTTTCTTGCGTTGGCCGCGCTCTCTGCTGCCGTGATGGCGGCTGAGTTGCAGCTCAATGGTGAATATGGTTGCGAGGATCAGTCCACGCAGAGATCGAGGCAGGTACTGATGCAGGACATCATGTCAGACAACCCGCACTACGTGGCCCAGCGGCCCGAGATGCGCGAATCACTGGTAAACCTCTCGACCTATATGTGCAAGCCACTGAACGGGGCTTTCAAGGTCATCAAGCGCGCTGATGGCTACGTCCAGGTCAAGACCGAGAGCGGACCTATGTGGGTCACAGAGTAGCGTCGTAGCCAAGTGCAGCATGAATTGCTGATCCTCCGATAAGCCCGGCCACCGTCGCGGCGCCAAGTGTTCGGCGGATAAACTCCTTGTTCGTCAGAAGTGCCGGCCCCATCACTGGGCGAGCTGGCATTTTTGGCGTACCAAATTCGTGATAGAACATCTTCGGGTCGGTTGACCCAATCACAGCCTCAAGCGCTGAGGTGGTGTGCGTGAAACTTCCCTGCATTTCGCCACTGGCCAAGAGTGGAGCGTCCGCCGGGTAGCCCATCTTCGCTTTCTGCTCTTCGGTTGACTCGGCAAGCGCTGCCCAGGCTGGAAACGGGCCAATACCAGCTTGGTAATGGCCGATTTCGGCTTTTGCGGTCTCTTCGACCTTCTTGGCGCACTTCTCAAGCCCGGCGTGGAGGCTGGCAAGCAACGCCACCTCTTGGCCGGCCAAGTGCAGCGCAAGACTGCCCAGGGTATTGAACTCCATGGTTCACTCCTTCTTGTCGAACTGCATCGTGCGCCAGTCCCAAGTGCCCGATCCGTCAAATTCAGAGAACAGGATGGAGAAGGCAAAGCGCTCGTAGTCTTCAAGAGGCCCGCAATCGAATAACCTATCGAATGGAACCCCGTTTTTCACCAGCCAACAATCCCGGCGAAACTCGGGGTTCGTTGCTAGTTTTTTGCTGCGGCCTGCTCGGCGCCGAGGCCTTCCTGCTGTGCCTTGGCATCAGCCTCGGCTTGTGCGGCCTCGTACTTCTCCAGGAAGTGCTTATTGATGGCCTCCATGCCCTCCTCGCCCAACTCCTGCAGGACGATCTCGATCTGCTTGTTGGTCTGAGGCAGGCCAAAGCCAACGTCATCGATGTAGACGACCATGGCGGCAGGCAGGGCGAAGCCGGACATGTAGGTTTGGTTGCTGGCGATATCGCCGCCAACCGCCATCACAATGCGGCCTTGCTCCAAGGGGCCAAGCTTACGCAACTGAATCGTGCGGCCGCGGCTGTCCTGAAGAGTGGTGAATTTTGGTTTTTGGTCAACATGGACCGGTGCGGCTGCTTCGGTAACGGTAACTTTGGTCATGGGTAAAGCCTCTGGTCAGTGAGTCGTCAAGGAGCATGGCGTGCGGGGTGACGAGTCCCGCGCCCTGCGAGCCGGGCTGCCATGCAAACAGGGTTAAACCTTGTAGCGACGACGGGCAGTGAAGGACATCGACTGACGGATCGTCTTGTCGCCTTCCTTCTTGCCGGCATCCTCAAGCTTCAGGATTACGTGGGTGTAGCGCCAGGTAGTCTGGCCACCACCGATTTCCTGAATGGTTTCAGTGATCGTGGCAGGGGTCTGGTTGATCCCGGCGTAATAATCGCTTTCGAACTGAGCCCACCAATCATCGAGTGTCGAGTCGACGCGCTCGGCTTCAAACGTACCGGTCCACCCCTTCGGGATCATCAGCTCGTCGGTCAAGCCGTTGAGCGGGGTGATTTCCTGGTTGGTCACCTTCGGCTTGGAGTCGAAGTTCATGATCTTGGGGAGCCGGATTGGCCCCGTCGGGGTGTTGATGTCAATCGCGACATCCTTACCCGTGTTGTATCCACCTTGGCCTGGCATGGTTTTCTCCAAATGAAAAACCCGGCTCTAGGCCGGGCTTGGAAGTGGTTTCAGCGCTTACTGGCGCGGAGCGGCGGACGCAACGATCGTTACCGACTGGCCGGCTTCGAGGTTGACGAGGAAGTAGCGGATCACGGACAGGTATTTGACCTGTACGTCCGCTTGCATGTACCCAAGCGCCACACGGGAGTCAGGGTTGTTGCTGGCGTCGATCTGCACTGAGAACGCCGGGCCGCCGTTGACGTCACCGATCATCCCCTGGGCCACAAGCACCTGCAGGAAGCTTTCCATGGTCGACTTGGTGGTGCGGCGCACATCCGGAGTTTGCAGCTGGCCGATCACACCGCCGAACGAAGCGGCAATGGTCAGCGAGATGAAGTTGGTCATCCGGGTGTAGTTGTCGCCGTTCACCGCCGAGTTGCTGGAGCAGTTCAGGCCGGAACGATGGCCGAAGTAGCTGCCGCCCGGGCATGGGTTGGTGATGACGTCCAGGCGCGCGGTGTTGATCGCCCCGATTTCGGCAATGCTGTACGGCTGTTGGGCCAGGTTGCGCTGGGTCGAGATCGCGTTAGGAATCGACTTGTTCAGCGGGCTCTGGTTTGGCGACAGCGCGGCAATCTTGGCGGACGAGAACGTCGCAGGCGCGATCATGCGTTGCTGACCGTTCACTTGATCCTGCCAGTAGACCCAATCACCCGACATAACCTTCAGCGCGTAGCTGTCACAGCCAGCGGTTGTCAGTGCGGTAGCTACAGTGGTGTAGGAAGCACCTGCAACGCCCTGGGTGACCATGTAGCAACCTTCGGACAGGCCAAAGGTGAGCATGGTTGGCCATTGGGTGCTGTCGGTAACGTCGACCAGGTTGGCGACTTGGGCGCCGGAGCCGCGCAGGGAGTACATACCTTTGCGAGCCGAGCCGATAACGCCATCCACGCCGATCAGAACCGAGTCGGTCAGGGTGGTGTTGCCGGAAGTGCCGGTCGTAAACGCGATGGTCTGCGTCAATGCTACGGGCGCCAGAACGGTCGAGCCAACGGTAGCGACAACCAGTTGGGATGGACCACGAACGCCAGATTGGCCGTTATTCACAGCGCTGACGATGTTCTGCCATAGCGCCAAGCCGGACCCGGTGATGTTGTCGAACACTTCCGGCGCAACGCCAGGGAGGGAAACGGTCAGTTTCCAGCTGGAAGCGGCCGAGCCTGTTGCCAGGGTCGCACTGAGCGAGTTACCCAGGGTGCCGGTGTAGAACGCGGTCAGGGTTGCGCCAGTTGCAGCGGCAGTATCCTTGAGCGTGCTCGTAGCCGCGGTATCGGTGCCGTCGGTAACGCGCACTGCGCGGATGTTCGAAGCGCCAACCTGGATCGACACAGCAATAGCGGTGCACAGGTCGTACTTGCGCACGGTCTGGGTGCCGAACTTCAGCGATGCGTCACCTGGCGAGCCGATCAGTGTCGCGCTGTTCACCGGACCCCAGTCAGCAATGCCTACGATGCCTAGAATGTCAGTGGCCACGCCGTTGATGTACCGAGTTTTTGGCGGGACGATCTGGATGTAAAGATCAGGTGCGGTTAGCGCCGCCGTGTTCAAGCTGCCTGCCGGGTAAATGGGCATGGCGTCCTCCTAATGAAAAAGCCGCCTCAGTGGGCGGCTTCTTGTGTGTGGGTTTCGCTTGTTAGGCGTTGGCGACTTTCAGAACTTTGTCAGCACACTCGCCATCCAGAATGGCGGCGACCTCGGCTGCGTCAGTAATGGATTGGCCGACTTGGTAGTCAGCAAAGGCAAACTTGACGGTGAGCTTGAATGGCGATGGCGACGCTTTGCCCTTTGGGGCCGGCGCGACGACTTGGGTATCTGGAGTATCGGAGTCCATAGCGGGCCTCAAAGGTTGAGCGTTTTCATAGTTTGCCCAGACTGGGCATTGACGATGTTCAGGATTGGAGCAATCACCTCAGCCGCATTCAGTACCTGCGTTGTGGCGTAGTCGATTGTGTAGAACAGGTCGATCCGGTACAGGTCGGCCTTTTGGAGTTGGTCGGTCATCATTGATCCGTTCGAGCGGATGACGCCGAACGATCCGTCCAGGAATGAGATGCTATTGCTGTCTGACAGGGCCGAATCAAGCGGGCTTGCAACAGCATCACGGGCCGCCGGGCTGTTGGCCCACACGATGATCTGGATTGACTGCTCCTGGCGCTTGGTTTCCTTGTAAGCGGTGCCGAACCCGCCAACCCTGGCGATGACACTGGAAGCACCTGTGAGCGTGATTACCGGACCAGAGCTACTGGCGCCAGGGATCATCGAGGCAAGCGCCGTTGCTGCGCTCGTCAGCGTGTCTGACTGCTGAACCGCGTACACATGGCTAATGCCGTTCAGATTGATCATGATGTTCTGCGCGCTGATCGTGCCCGACAGGGTTACGACCGAGCCTGCAACCGTCATGGTCAGCGTGTGGACCGGAGACGTAAGCGGAATCCACGTACGCCCAAGGTAGCGCGTCGTCTTCTGGTCCTTGCCGTATGGGTAGACGCTGATATGCGCCCAGTTGGCAGCAAGGTCAGTCTCAAGCTGATTGGGAACGGGCCAGCCTGGATAAACCCTCAAAGGAATGCCGGCAACGCTCGGCTGCCCGGTGCCGTTCGGATACACCACGGCCGCGATTTGGGCCGCTACCTGCTTCAGTACGTCGGTCAGGCTCGCCATTACGCCAGCTCCCAGTCTTCGGCCGTGAAGTCTTCGAAGCTGAATGCGTATGGATAGCTCTCAGGGTCGTTACGGCGGTGAATTGTCAGGCCAAGGCCGCTGTAGCGAATGTAGGCCTCGCAGTTCCACGACTTTCGGAATGCGCAGGCTGCCGGACTGGACTGAAGGTGTTCGCGAAACTCGCTTCCTGTATCCATCGTCACACCTGCGCCTGCATTGCGGTGATGCGCCAGCCCATATCGGTCAATTCAGCGCTCGAAATCATGTATTTACGGCCCAATTCGCACCGGATCACATCGCTGGTGCGCAAAACGATGCCTGGATAGGCTGGCATGAGGATCAGCCACCACGGCGTTTTCACGTCCAGCGGCAGCTTGGCGTCGTTCGTCTCGCCCTTGGTGCCCTGCAAGATGCTAGCTGGCCAGCCGGTCATGAGCGCGACCTCAGTGGCCCGGGTGCCACCGGAGTAAGCGCCAATCCCAACACTCTGGTCCTGAGCATCACGCAGCACGCTCACCGTGCGATTCGTCTGCACGCAGTAGATCGGCAGCGTGTCCTGCATGGCAGCGACAAAGAAAGTCCCCTGCCGGCCGACGAGAAAGTCGCTGACCTCAAACGTGCGCGCATCGAACAGGCCAAGCCAAGTGGCCTGACCGTACTTGTTCGGCGCCGAATAGCTGAAATTCGTGGTGAACGACGCAGGCAGCGTCTGCAAAGCGGTTGACTGCAGCGGGTTACTGGCGCTCGTAGCGCGAAATTGCTGGTAGTCGAAACCGATACGCTTGGCTGCCTGCCCGTACCCTTTGTAAATCTTGGCCTGGAGCTTTGTGCCGTCCATGTCACCCCCTGGCCATGCTGATCCCGCCATTGCCCAGCGACGGGCCAGGCGGTACGCCGAGGAAACCGCACAACTCGCGACGCCAGATCCGGTAAAGGCTCATCCGGTCGGACACTTCGTTCTTGTTGTGCACCCACACGGCGGCCTGATCAGTGTCCAGGTTATCGGTGGCGGACAGAACATCCGTTTCCAGTCCGCCCAACTTGGTCAGGAAAGAGGTCATGGTGACCTCTTCCTCTGGGCGCAGGCTGTCCAGGCGATGATTCAGCGTCTGCCAAATCATCGGCGCCACCCAGCCCCACGCCGTGTCGCGACGGTCGTCTAGCGTCACATCACCCTGCATCGGGTAGCCGGCATAGCGGCGGGCGTCCGATTTTTGCTGATCAGTAAGCATACTCGGCCCCTGCTATTGCTGGTGATCGCCGACTCGGCGCATTACGAATTCTTGTCTTTCGACGGTTTCTTCTCAACGTACAACTTGTGTACGGATTCATCGAAGCTCGCGGCGTCGATCAGAACGTATTCGCCCTGGTCTTCACTCCACGGCTGAACTTTGATTGGATCTTCGTTCATGTGTTTCTCCAGAAGCGAGTGAGCCCGAGGCATAAGCCTCGGGCGCAGTCATTACGCCAACAGCAGCGCGGTGTGTTCCGGTTTGACCATCGCAACACCCCAGGCCAGTGCGATTTCGTACTGGATCTGACGATATTGCTTGTACAGCGATATCTCGAAAGACAGACCACTCACCGGGTCGGTGATGATCATGCGGTCGGAAGCGCTGTCACCGCCTTCTGGCAGTGCTGGCGCGCGGGTGGCAACAGCCAGTGCCGAGCGAGCGAACGCCATGTTGCGGGTGGTCGCGGCGATAACGGTGATTGCAGTGGCTGCGGCCGGGATAGCCTTGCGCAGGCCTGGAGCGGCTAAGGTGATCGTGCCACCGTTCGAAACGTCGCTATCACCGGATGCGAGCAGGTACTTGTTGGTGTCGCCAGCGAAGGTGATCACGTCGCCAGCCAGCACAGTGCCGGTGCCGGCCGAAGCCAGGGTGATGACAGTAGCGCCGACGGCATAACCGGCGGTGTTGGTAGTGGCAGCGGCGCCAGTACCAGCAATCACTGTCTTGACCTGAGCAGACTCGCGGATAGCGAAGCCGTGCACGTCGAGCAGCACGCCGCGACGCAGCAACGAGGTGTCAGCGGCTTCGTTCGCCTTGGTCAGTTGACCCAGGGTGCGCATGCTGGCGCCGGCGGTGGTGTCCAGCACCATCTGCAGGTCGCTCATTGGCGCGCCGTTGTCCGACAGGATTTTGCGCATCTGCGCAGCCTCTGCCAGGTTAGTGGCGAACGGTACAGTGCCTGGGGTGCCATAGGCGCGGGACGACTTCAGGCACAGGGCCGCGATGTCGGATTCCACTTCGTTGACCAGAGCACGCATACCCTGAGCGAGCTGGTCGCGCAGGATCACGTTGTACGAGGCGCCGTTGTTGTCCAGGCCGCGCTTCTCTTCACCGTTCCAGCGCACCGGTACACGGCGAGCCTTGGAGATGGTCATCGACACGGAGCCGATAGACTGGTCGCCGTCGTTTGGCGGAGTCACGGCCGGGGTGATGTCGGTTGCAGTTGCAGCCGGCGCCACTGGCGAGGTGACGGTTTGACCTACAGCAGCACGGTCGTAGGTCATATCGGACGAAACGGCGGGAATGAAGCCCACCAGTTCGCGGGACACGACGTCCAGTGCGTTGTAGATCGTGGTGGTTAAGCCGGTGAGAGTGTTGCTCATGGATTGCTCCTAGGGATCAGTCGGTAACTTCACCGCCCGCAGATACGTGCGCATGCTTGCCCTGTGGGTCAAGTGCGTCGAACTGGGAGCGATTGAGGGATTTTTTGCCGTTTCCGCCATTACCACCGTTGTTAGAAGCGCCGGAGCCAGAAGCCCCAGTCCCTTTCAAGATGTGATCGCGGTGCGGGTATTGCTCAACAAGGGTTTCGATTGCTTCGTCGAAGTCAGCGATTTCGCCAGGACGCACGCGGCTGAAGATCTTGTTGCCGTGGTTGTCGTAGGCGACGGTTTTGCCGTCCTCGATCTTGAAGGCGGAGCCGAAACGGGACTGGACCAGGTCTGCGGGGATTGCCAGCTTCTCGCCGATGTACTTGGAACGGCTGAATGCACCGCCGATCTTTTCTTCGTAGAGCTGCTTTTCGAACGTCGCGGCCTTGGTGCCGACTTCATCGAGCTGGGCCTGGAAGGCTTTGCTGATTTCGTTGCGCACCGTGTCGATCTCACCGGCATCCACCAGTTTTTTCTGATCGAGCTTGGAAACGATATCCAGGGCTTTCTTGGCGGCAGCACCATCCTCAATGCCATCGAATGCCTTCAGCGCCCGTTCGGCCGCCTCTTTGCCTTCGCGATGGGTCTTGGCTTCGGTGTTCAGCCGAGTGATCGTAGCGACGGTGCTGACCGCATCGAATGCAACCTCTTTGCCATCGTCGTGCACGTACACAGGCTTGCCGTCTTGCAGAACTGCGTGGCCTTGGTCATCCAATTTCAGTTTCATTGATGCTTCTCCGGGCATCCGCCCATTTGTTGAGCCATCCGGCCCGCTGCGGCGCTATCCATCCGGAATCGCGCCCAATAAAAAACCCCGGCGGGTGCCAGGGCTGTATTCGGTGTTCGTTTACTGCTGTGTTGTAGTCGGCGGCGCGGATTTAACCGGCTGCGCGGCCACCTTGGCCTTTTCCTCGTCCCAGTCGATCTCATCGCTGAGCATCCCGCGGCGCTGTACTTCCTCGAACAGACTTTGGTCGGACAGGATCTGCGCCTTGTTGAGGTTCAGTAAGAACGGCATGGTCAGCTCTGGCGCGAAATCGATGTCGAAGTTGCCCTTGACCTTGACGTGACCGCCTTCAGGCGCCTTCGTCCAGTCGGCAAAGAACTGAAGCACCTGGTCAAGCGCGTCCTCAAGCTGGCCCGCCATGGTTTGCAGCGGGCTCATCTCTTGGCATGCCTCGTCCTCGGCCTGTGTGGCCGTTTTGACTGACTGTTTGTCCTTCTGGAGCAGCTTCGCCCCAGCTAGGCGCATGTCGTCTACCAGATCCAGCAGCGATTGCCGGCCTGCCTCAATGGCTTTGCCGGTGTGCTCAACCCACTTCATGTCTGCGTTAATCGGCAGCTTGGTGGCCGATCCGGCGCCGACGGTGATGTCGACACCCTCCTCGATGCCGATCACCGCAAGCATCGGAACCCTGGCGACGTGCAGGATGTTGTCCTGGTCGCTTTGTGACTGCCAATGCTTGATGTTCATGTTCGCCAGCTCGAGGAGTGGCGGGGTCGCGGTCATGAAGCCGGTGCGTTTGGTGTAGAGGGTGGTCAGCGGGATTTCAGTCAGGCTTGTGACGCCCTCCCCGTTCTTCTGCCAGGACTTTGTGCCCTTGTCGTCAACCACTTCGACGTAGGTAGACCAGGCGCCCGGCACCAGTACTCGGATCTGGTCGACACCTTTGGTACCGAACTCGCCGTCATCGACTTCGACGCGTTCCATGTACCGGAACTGGGTCAAAACCTGCTGACCACCCTTGTTCGCCGACCGCCAGCCCAGCACTTGGCCAGGCTTGATGATCACCGCATAAGGCCGTACGCCAGCCGACTTCTCGTCAGCCTTGGTCTTGAGACCGTCAGCCATCGGGTAATCAACTAGGACGTGGCACAGCCCGTGAGACAGGCCAGCACTGAACAGCGACTGACTCCACACCTGCAGGTTGTTCCCCTGCAGGTCGAAGTCCTCGGCCATCTCCTTGATGGGTTCAGGCACGTCTTCGGTAAGCGTGATCGGATCAGCGAATACGCGCCCTGTCATGTTCTGTACAGTTTCGCTGTACGCCGGAAACAGCGTGGAGGCCTTAAGCCGGGCCTGATAAGCTTCCGGCTCTTCCTTCGGCCACTTCGGCAGGTAGGTAACGCCAGCCTTGCGCATGGCCCTTGTGCCACCCATGAGAGCGTCAACAATGGCCCAGTCCAGCCGCATCTCGTCTACGACGGTTAGCGTTTTGCTCGGATCTTCGGACATAGGTTTACATTCTCAGGGATTCTTGGGAGGCGACTCGCTTGACGATCGGGAAGCGCTTGATGATGAAGTAACCCAGCGCATCGTTAGGATCTTCAGTTCCGTCCTTGTTCGGCTCGCCAGCATTCGGCTTGCCGACTTCGGCATAGGTCTGCTGTTCAAGGACGCTGGTAGCGACCGGGCATACGTCAGTATTGATCTTGTAACGCCGCTCACCCTCTCCATTCAGGAACATGGCATTGACGGAAAGCACGCGATCACGCACAGCCGGGTTTGCAGGGTTAACGACGAGGCTGAATCCAGCTGTTCGGAGCAGGCTATGGTCTGTCTCGCTACCATTGACACTCTTGCGGTTCTTGCCGCTGGCATCCGGGTAGATCGAGATGTGATGGCCTGGGTATTTCTCTTGCAGCGCAACTATCATCGCCGGCGTATCAAAGACATGGGTTATTTCACCCAGCAACATCGGCCTACCATCACGAATGACATGGACCATTGCGGCCATACGGCTGATGTTGAAGTCCATGCCGACGTGGAGCGCTTCGCCCGGCTTGATTGTCTCGTCAGTGTGGTTTAGCACCCTGTCAAAGTTTGGATAAACGCTGCCAGACACCAGGTTGACGAATTTACCGTCAATGTAGGCATCAACCAAGTTCGCCGGGTATGACTTTTTGAGCGAGCCTATGTAGTCCTTCGGCAGATTCTTCGCGTTATCCCGCGTGCTGGCATGCACGATGCCATACAAATCCTGCTGGCTTGGGTCGGTTGCCAATTCGCGCACGAACTTGCGATAAACCCAGTTGAAGCCCTCGGGAGTAGTCGTGACGTCAATCGTGTTCTGGTCGCGGCCCACCAGAACGGTCGACATACGCGCAATGATCTTCTTCCAGGCGCTATCGGCCTTCTTGATCGGCATGCAGTCGATCTCGTCGACAAGGGCGTGCGCGATGTTGAAGCCAACGATACGGTGCGGATGCTCCATGCTCTTGCACACAATGGTGCTCAGGCAGCGCCCAAGGTTGTCGCGCAGGTATACGCGCTTCTTGCTCGGCACGATGTCTGCGAACAGGCCGAATGCCTCGGCCACCACCGGCATGGTGTCGTAGAAGATGTCCGCGATCTGCGGATAGGTCGGCGCGAAGTAGCCCTGCGG